CTTACGCCAGGAAATGGCTTGCGTAGTAAATAATTGTCGGTCATTTGTTTTCTCCTAGGGTTTTAGCGTGTTTAACAAATACTGGGTATAGGTCAGGGTTAATAGCACAAGCTAACATTAGCAGAGCTGTGCTTACCCAAAAGATAGGCAGTGAAATTACTAGTTGAATAACTTTCAACAATGTCTTCATAGCTGTTCACCTTTTTGAATTTTTTTCCTACGAGCAACTGATTTAGTTTGAGGCTCGTCTTTCAAAGACAAAAAGTGCTGAAGGCGCTGACGGTTGTATTCAGACCATGGGTCGTTTAGAGCCATAAGGTCTAACTTCATTTTCATGTACTTGATAGCGTCTTTGCTATAGAACTCTCCCTCTTTTGCAGGGCGTAGAGGACCTTTTCTGTCAAACCAACTCCACTTGATTACAAACAGCCATTGTTTCACTGTTTTTGGTTGAATGAACTCTCGTAGGGTGTGGCGAGATTTTGTCATGCGAGTTAGGTACTTGTTTGTTTCATCGTTGTTCATTTGTTTTCTCCTTTGATAAGTTTGGTGTGGTGGCGAACAGCCTTGCATCCTGTGTGAGATTGCATCAGTTTAAATTTACGACAATAAGGGTTTTGACAAGCCAAGTTGTCTAGCAGTTTGATAATGCGTTCTTCAACTTTTTCAACCCAACGACAAATGCACTGGTCTTTGTCATATTTCCATTTTTCATCACACTCAGGCTTGTGGTTCATTTGTTCCCTCGTCTTGTTTAGCTACACGAGCTGCTACTTCTTCGTCAGTCATACGAAGGTCTGAGTACAAAAGCCACATAATGTTTGCTGGTGTGCAGCTTGGCTTGTAGTAGTAAACATCTAGAATCTGTTGAACAGCGTCTAGAATCCGCTCACGTTCTTGTTGCACTGCTGGCTTAGGCTCTGCAGCGTGAGGTTTATCCCAGTAGTGCTTGATGATATCGAAGTAATCTTTACTCATTAGGCCACTGACCGTCTAGCACCATCATCGCAATGATTGCATAGTTAGCGAGGTCTAGGAAAGAATCCTTGAGACTTTCATTTTCTGGGTTAGCCCCTGAGTCAACTAGGTTATTAATACGAGCCAGTTTATCCCACATACGAACACGAAGGCCGTTAAGCGGTCCGCCTGGGCTTAGTGAGATGTTTTTTGGTCCGTAGTCAGCGTGTTTTTTTAGTAGTACGTGTTCAGCTTGAGCAAACTGTTGAGCAAGGTCATCTTTAAACTGTAGGTGGGGGATAATTTCATCAGGTAAAGTTGTTTGCTCTGTGTATAGTGATGCCATTTGTGCCATTATATATTCCTTTTAAAATCGTTTGATCTACGAGTAATTTCTCTTGAAACTAGTAATAAATCACGCTCATGATTATTTAGTAGCATCTCTACTAATTTACGATAAGCATATTTTTCTTCATACTGGTTATCAAGTTCAATAATTTCTGGACTAATTGCTACTTCAGCTTTAATAGCAGTTACACGTTCACCTTTTGCTTGAGCTCCCATACGGCGAATTAACATCGTACTTTCTAAGAATTCTTTCTTTTTTAAAGATGCACGTTCTTCTAACTGAGCCATTGTAAGCTGTGAGTTAATGTAATCAGTCCATGCAGTTAGTTGAGTAAATAATCTTCCCAGCTCTTCTGATCCAATATCAGTAATATCTGAAGGCAAAGTTACTTGATCTTCTGATGGTTTGTAGAAGTGTATTCCCCATTCATTAAATTTTTCTAATGCACTCATTTACTACTCCTTATATGGGTCACATTGTTTGCAAGTACCACTTGGGTTGTTGGTACATTCTGGAACAACTCCTGCATTTACTGAGTCTACCACAACTTTTGCTTTGTCAAAAATGTGTTCTACTAAACCAAAGTCAGCTTTTACTGGCTCAAATTCACGGTAATCTTGGTCTGCTTTTAGTTCATAAAGGAAAATAATTTCAGTAACTTCTTCGTGACCCATACGTTTCATAAGTTCTAAGTACATTTGACCTTGAAGAATGTGACTTGAAAATGGACGTTTAATTGCTTTCCATGCCTTCATAAAGTCACCATCAGCTTCTTTCATTAGTTCTGGAGCTTCAAAACGTAATGTACCGGGACCCACTGATTTAATTTCAATTAGTGCATCACCTTGTGAATCTTTAATCCATCCATCAGTATGGCCTTTAATTCGTAAAGAATCATCTGAGAGAGTTACCTCTGCATAAATAAGGTCTGGTTTTCCGCATCGATCGCAGGACTCTGGAGAAGTTCCCCAAGTAATCCAATGACAGGCTTGGCATTTAAATTGACCATGCAAAATGCCCATTTCTTGAAAATATCCTTGCCATTTAGAGTGAACAGCATGGCCGGTATCAAATACAGACTGTAATTTTAACGGAGGTTTTTCTGCAATTTTTGTTTCTCCATTTAGTAAAAAGTAAGATCCTCGCATACACCAATCTTTTTTTATAATTTCTGAAGGATGTAGTACAGTAGTACTTCGATTACCCGGAGGTCGTTGTAGCAAGTGTCGTTCTAAATTTCCAATAAGTCTGGTGTTAGTTTTTTTAGCGTCTAAAAAACGCTTTAGTTCTGAGCTCATTTATTCCTTATGTTTAGTGTTAGTACAAATTCTTCTAAAGACATTTTGCCTTTTTTGGTTTTTTGCCATTTTCTTATTAAAGCATTTCTTTCTCTGTGGGACATTCCTCCCCAAATTCCATGCTGTGTGTCAGTTTCAATTGCTTCCCATAAACAAATATTTTTTACAGGACATGGGGTTGTGCCATTTTCTCCAAAACAATACTTTTTAGCTTGTGTTGCTATTTTTTTATATAAAGACTTATCTCTTGGTGGAAAAAATAGCTCAGTGTCTGCTCCTTCACAAGCAGCTTTGTGCCACCACCTCAGATCGTCATCAGAGTCTTTGTTCATTTAACTCATTCCATAATTCTAAAAAGTCTGTTTCTAATAGTATAACGTAATCTTCGCCGTCAAGATGAATGCCAAATATAGGCAATCTTCCATCCATAATTGCTTCTAAAGTTATTTTTTTGAGTTCAACAGACTGAATGGTTTTGGATTTTTTTCCCGTCCATTTATGCTCGACCAGGAGCCCTTCTGAGCGTACATCTCCTTTTCCTGACCAAAAAGCACCACTTGCTGCTTGTGTTCTTCCTCCAATTGCTTTTGCAATTCGTTTTTCGTGTTTTTGACTTTGTTTTTGTCCTTCACTCTTCATTTGGCTCTTTTTTAAAATCTTCTGTCAAAGTAATTTTTCCTTCTTTATATGCCTTTATAATTCGTGGAACTAAAAAGTAAAGTTGCTCTCTTGTGTAACAAGTGTCACATCCACAAAAAGGTTGACCTGAAAGAGTTTCAAAATTAGTAGATAAAGTGATAGTAAATGAGTCTTTAATCCATTCATTATCTTCATCAAATTCAATTTGATTTAAAATGTCTTCTTCTAATGATTCTTCACAATTGGCCATATAGATATTAAAATCATGTTCTAAAATCATTCCCCATTCAAAATCTAAAATTTGAAATTCAGGATCACTCATCTTCTTCTACTCCTGCAAAAGTATCTGGGGTTGAAAGCACTAATTCTCTAAGTTCTTCAAATAGATCTAAATCTTCTCGCACTGAGTTAGCAAATGCTGCTAGGCCATTCCATTTATTATCTTTGTAATAAACCCAACCACCTTTACGTTCAACAATACTTTTTACAATTGCCATTGAAGCAACTTCTTTTGCAGTATCATAATCACCAGCTTCAAATACACTATGATCTGCAAAATAATAGTCAACGTACGCAACACGACCTGGTGGTGCAGTTTTATTTTTTAGAATGCGAATCTTAATTTGTTGACCTACTTTCTTTTTGTTATCGCCATTTCCTACTTCCAAATATTCAGAACGGCGTATTTCTGCACGAGTAAAGAAAGCATAGTTTTTACCTTCACCTCCCGGTGTGGTACGAGGATCTCCGTGCATTACGCCAATTTTCATACGATATTGGTTGATTATGATGCCTAAAATAGGACGTTCGCTTTCTATAAGGCTTCTTTTCATAGCTGCTCCAGCTTTACGAAAAAACTTGTTAGTAATAAGTGCTCCACGACCAACAGTCATTTCATCCATATTTTTTTCGTCTTCTGGACCGGGCACTAATGCAGGAAGGGAGTCAATAACAATAGCATCTACTGATTTTGATTCGGCAAATGCGAGTACGGCGTCGTAGGCTTCTTCCATGATGTTGGTTTCGACAACAATGACTCGTTCACTGTCAACTCCACAGATTTTAGCGTATTCTGGGACCCATTGTTCTGCTGCAACCCAGACTGTTGTAAAATTTGGGTCCTTAGCTTGATTAGCTGCAATTGTCTTAAGCGCAATCGCCGTTTTTCCGTGACTAGCTTCACCAATAAGCTCATTCCACTGATTAGCAGGAAAGCCACCGCCCAAAACATAGTCGAAAGTAGTAGACCCAGTAGTGAATCTGGTAATGAGGTCTGCACGAATATCTTCTCCTATAACTACTGCATCATGTCCTAATTTTTTGTTAATTTGAGCCATGATCTTTTTTGCTTCGGCATTAATTGTCATTTGTTACTTCCAATACAATAAGGGTACAATCTTTTGATTTAACCTCAATAAATTGTTCATTTTTTGTGTAAATAGTATTTTTAACAATAATTGGTGCGTTTGTTAAAATGATTCCCGGTGCTATTAGAGCATGTGTACGATTGTGGTTAATGGTTACAAAAGATGTATTTGTGGGATTATTTAAAAATTTTTGTTTACGGCCTGAGTAGTGAAGTGTGTCATACTGAAATTTAGGACCTTTCCAGTTATGTTTTACCTCTACTTCAAACTGATGAAAAGTTCCTTTTAAATCAGTAGCAAGTACATCAATTCCATATTTATCTGGATTAACGTAAGCATTCCATCCTTTTGCTTCCAGCCATCTTATAAACAGTTCTTTTGCATTATCGTCATTGTTATAGTGTGACTCATTAAAAGTTTTTTTAGTTAACGTCATTATTTTCCAAACGTAAACTATTTAGGTGATCTGTAATCAAAGTTTTTAGTCCGGAAATAAAATCTACTAATTGATCAGAAGTCCAAAAAAATGCATCTCCTGTTCCTTCTTGTTGCATTAGCTCTATGGCTGATTCTAAAATTACATCTACACGAGTATTAGCTGTACCAATTCCTGTATCAAATAACTCTAATTTTGATTTTAAAGATTGCAAAGTTTTTACTGCTTGTAGTGTATTTCCTAGTTCTGTTGTATTATCCATTTATTCTTCCAATTATTTCTTGAGGATTGTAGTTACTTTGTAGATTATTTCCTATTGCTTGTTTAGCCGATCCTTGAACACTTGAACCAGCCAACGAACCGTAGCGAGAACCAGATTGTTCGATGGGATACCCGCAGTCAAGGCAACGTGCTTTTGTATTTTGAACAGACATATAGTTGCTCGACCCGCAGTCAGGACACGTAGCAGTCTGCGAAGATGAGGGTAGTCCTCTTTGTGCTTGTGGTTGAAAGGAAGGCATCGGAGCCATTGGTTTTTGTGATGGAGGAATTAATGAAGGAAGTTGCTGTGAAGATTGTTGGGGAACTTGATTGCCAAGTTTTTTTGCGTACCAATCTGAATTACTCAAAATATGTTTCCTTTTGTATAAATAAAAACTATATATATATAATTATATACTTTTTTTAACTACTTCGCTTCTCCCCATTTATCCACAATGTGAATGTCAGCAATTAAAGGCACTGTAATTTCAGTAAGTTTAATTCCTTCCATTGAAATACGGATGGCTTCAGCTGTTTCTTCTGCACGGTCTTCTGGAGTAATTGTCACAAGTTCATCGTGTACTGTAAGAATTACATTAATGTTAGGTTCATCTACAAAACATGAGTGAGCACGAACAATAGCCAACTTCATTAAATCAGCTGCAGATCCTTGAATAACAGTATTAAATGCCTGACGTTCAGCTCTTGCAAGTAGTCCAACCTCTTTACTTAGAAGGTCCGGAATGTAACGTCTACGTCCTAATACAGTCTCTACATAGGGAATAGCTCCACTACGTTTCGCATCACGAACAACTTGACCTTTATAACGATTAATTGAAGAAAACTTTTGTTCAAAATCACTTAATAGTTTTTTAGCATCTTGAACACTGCACCCAATAGAAGCTGCAATTTTGTCAGGGCCAACGCCGTATGAAATAGCAAGAACAAGAACTTTACCTGCTTTGCGATCTACTCCCATAGTATTACCAATAGTAGTGTAAATATCTCCGCCAGTAATATAGTTGTTTATTAAAACTTCATCTTTAGAAAAAGCAGCAATAATACGAGGCTCAATTTGAGAGTAATCAGCTACTACTAATTTATAACCTGGAGGAGCTACAAATAAATTACGTACTAATTTTCCATAATCACCTGATGATGGAATATTTTGTAGGTTAGGTTCACTGGATGAAAAACGACCAGTTTCTGCGCCATGAGCTTTAAAATTAGTATGAACACGTCCATTAATTAACAATGAGCGTTTATTATGAATTTTTTCAATACCTTTGCTAGTACGTTTTACTTCTCCACCAGTATAGGGAACTACGTAAGTAGTCATTAATTTATTTAAATCTTGATATTCCAAAATACTATCTACTAGCTCATCTTTATTTCTGTAAAACTCTAGGGCGTCTGCACTTACTGAAAAATGAGAAGCATTAAGTGGTTGTTTTGCTTTAAATGCTTCTGTACCTTTAGGAGTAAGTGCTACTTTAAGTCTAGTGTTTGGGGTAATCCTAGGTTTTTTTCCTTCTTCTGCAGTAAACAATAATTTTTGTTTTTCTGGAATTGAATTTATTGGAAATGCTTTGCCTGCAATTTTATACACCTTAGCTTCTGCTTTTAATTTATCGGCATTAATTTGCTCTGCCAATACTTTAAGAGCGTTTTGATCCATATATGCACCAGTTAATTCCATATCACAAAGTGCAGACAAAACATCCATTTCTAATTTCCATATTCGTTTTAAATTGCCTGTAATTTTGGCGTTTAAAACTTTATACAATTTCCAGGTGAGATCAGAATCAATTCCTGAGTAATTCGCTACATCAGAAAATGAATGTAGTGCAACATTTTCTCCAATACCTTTTTCCATGTTAACGCCAAGCTCACGTTCAACACACGCTTTCAGATTTAACCCATTTTTATTTTGATTATTTATTATAAATGCAGCTGTAAGAGTATCAAAATAAGGTTTACTTGGCACACGTCCTTTGTAATATTTTGCTACGGATTTAAGGTCAAATTTTGCGTTATGCGCTACTTTTAAAGCAGGTCCAAACATAATTGGTTCAATTGTTTTAAAAACTTCTGCTGGAGTTAATTGTGCAGGTGGTTCTGCAAAAATAGGCTCCCATTTTTTTTGATCTTTAGAAAAGTGAGACTCTAGAAGTTCTTTTCCCTCTGCAATGCGTTTTTTACCTGAAAGTAATACGGGTTTATTCCAATATTCAAATTCACCATTAGGGTGTCCCATAGGAATAACATCTATTCGATTATCAGTAGCAAATGAAATCCAGCAAACATCATTAATGACTGGATATAAACGGTTTTCACCAATGGTCTCTACGTCAAATGCAAATGCATCTACGTTTTTGTAATATTCTACAAATTCTTGTAGTTGTTCTTGTGTAGTAATAATATTCATAATTCCCTCAAAGATAAGTATAGGGGGCTAAGATACCAACCAAAAAATATCTTAGCCCCCATGGGGTGGAGTGAGAAGTAAGTTATGCTACAGCTTTAGCAACATCCATCAGCTCTTGACGAGTTGACATACGAACTACTGAGGAATCATACGGAATTGCGTTAGCAACCATTTCATTAACATCATCAATGTCAATGTCCCACTCTTCGGCAAGGTCGGTTGCACGGACACGTTCGAGGGTATACGTTGTCTGTGGGCCGGTACCTTGACGAGAAATTGACCAGCAGTGCTTTGTTAGCGGACCACGACGTGGGTCGTCATTTGCTGCACGAAGCTGACGGGCCAAAGTTGAAGAAGCAGTCAATACTTGTACAGTAGGAGTTTCATCCGAAATTACAATAATATTGAACGCAAACTTACCACGTGGTTTGAGGTAAGCTATGTGGCATAGAGGGCACTCTACGCCTAAACAAACAAATGATTTTTTACCCTCACGCTCTACCCAGTGCGACTCATACGACATAAATGGCGCATCTTCTAGGAAGCGGATAAGTTGAGTTTCCTCACTGATCTTAAAGTCAGTAGGATAATCACCTGATTGAGCCTTTGGTTTGAGAAGAGCATCAGCTGCTCCCCAACCTGCTTGAACGGTGGTTCCATGTTTTGGCGTTACGTCTGCATCATCGTCTACTAGGTAGTCGTTGACATTGACAGTTGGATTGGCAATTGCCATTGTATCGTTTCCTTTTATATAGTCAGAGATTAACACTCTGTATTGGCATGAGGCTTTTCAGCTCTCGTTATTTATTATACACTACTTCTGACCATTGTTTTTCAATGGCTTTAGTCAGATCTTCGTGTTTTTTCCACTCTACACGAGCAGAACCTAATAAATTACGTTTTTCAAATTCTTCAATTGCAATTTCAATTAGTTCTCGTGTATAAACACGATTTCCACTAACTTTTTTTTCATTTAAAATTTTTGAACGTAATCTATAGGGAGAAGCAGGAATATAACCTTTTTTCTCCCATAAACGGATAGTAACTATTTGTTTTTCTAATGCTAATGCTAATGCACTAATTGTAAACATTTCGGTTTCTACACCATTTAGAATTTTTTTGATTGGATTTTCATCCCAACCATTTGATTCATTTAGAATTTTAGCACGTCTTTTTTTAGATAAATCTGTTGGATCTTTGCGTTTTTGCTTAGATCCTGGAACGTATTCTAAATCTTCAAATGCTTTTAAAATTTCTTCTTGACTTCTAATTCCAGTCAATTTATTTCTTCTTAGTTACTAGTGCCCAAGTTTCTTTAATAGGGAACATCCTATCAACTTCAGTTTCAGTGAGCTTATCTTCATATAATGCAGACATAATTGCTTGTTCGTCAATTACCCGGATTGTTTTGTATAGAAGATCTTCTAATCCTTTTTCAGCAATTAATTCATCAGCAACAGTCTCATCAATTTTACGGCTAACTCTACGTTGCTTTTCAATACGAACAATTCCAGCTACTGCACTTGGAAGTTGATATTTCCAACCACTTAGATCTTCTTCGCCTTCATTTTCAATTTGTTCAATAATTTTATCACGAAGAAGTTTGGCCCTTTCTTCTAGGGCATCAATTGAAGTTTTCAATTTAGCAAATTCTGCAACTTGACTATTAAAATCATTTGGATTTGAAATGCGTGGTTCTTCATCGGCTATTCTTGCCATTTTGTACTCCTTATTGTTGGTTTAAATTGTTGCTCAAAAAGTCTATCAGACTTCCTGCAGTAAAATCAATTCCGCCTTTGTCGTTAATTCCGACTCCATCAAGTATTGCTCCTGCAACTATTTTCTTTTGATTAAGCATATCATATTGTCTTTGCTCTATTGAATTTTTGATCAGTATGTCTTGAATGGTAATTGTTGGCCATTCACTTGATGTTCTGTTAATCCTACCATTACGTTGAACAGCAAGTCCGGCAGACCAAGGTTGGTCATAATTTATTAAAAGGTTAGCTTGGGGTAGATCAACACCATATCCACCAGCATCACTACTAATAAGAACACGAGTATCAATATTAGATTGAAAATCAAGTTTTGCAACTTCTTTTTCTTTGGCATTCATTTCCCCTGTGTACATTACTGAACTAATACTACTGTCTTTAAACTCCATAAATAATTGAGTTACACTCCACAAATAAGAAGAAAAAATAACTACCTTATATTTTGGATCAATGCTTAAATGATCTTTAACATATTGTACTACTGCATCTTGCTTTACTTTTTTAGTTATGTCTTCTAATTTATCACCTAAAGAAGAGATATAGGCACTTCCTTTTCCCGTATGATTGTCAAACATTTTTTTACTAACTTGTAAAATTGCCGGGTTACTGCACAGCATCCGTAAGGCTGTAATTCTTGACATTATTTGTCCCCGCATCTCGTTAGCCGGGTCATTTAGGTCTCTAGATTGGCCGTAATGGGCAGCAATGCTAAAGTTTGTTCCGAATGTATCTCTGGCTTCTATTAGCAGCTCTATAAGGTCAGAGACAATAAAGTTGTATAGTTTTTGACTCTTTGAATCTAATGAGATTAATAGTGGTTCACGATAAACTGCATCCGGTAAGTAAGGTTTTACATCTTCATCATTTTGAGATTTGCGTACTGAGTACGAAGAAACTTTAGAATGTAAAGTTGGAAGATTAACATATCTATCTACTCCTCCAAATTGATTACGAATAATAAATGCTTTATCAAATAGATCAAATCTACCTAAAATTTTTGGATCTACAAACTGCATGATTGAGTAGATTTCTTCAGGTCTGCCATTCTCAACTGGTGTGCCGGTCAGTGCAAATCTTACTGGAATCTTTTTAGAAAGTTCTTTTACTTTTTTAGCACGTTTGGCTTTGAATCCTTTAATAGCAGTTGCTTCATCACAAATGATGGCATCAAAGTCATGTTGTTTAATTATGTCCCAATCATTTACTATCTGTTCGTAGTTCATGATTACATAATCATTTGATATAAGTTGTTGATATTGTTCTTTACGTTGCTTTGGATTTCCATCTATAACAATTGATGACGAATCACTGAATTTAACAATTTCTTTTTGCCATTGATATTTAAGTGAAGAAAGGCATAGGACAAGGACCGTTTTGGTCATCTTGCCTATGCCTCTTAGTTCTTCAATAGCTGCAATTGTCATAGGTGTTTTACCTAAACCCATTTCATATGCAACCAAAATATTCTTTTGTTTTACCATTTTTTCAACGGCTTCAACTTGGTAAGGTTTCAACGTTCCTTTGAACATAGGCAGGTTCTCCGAGTAGTGAGGATTGAGAGTTTTCAATGCCCCAACGGATCTCTTCACTTGTCATTTCGCCAGGGTCTTTTGCACTACTACTACCATAATTGAAAAAGAATAGATTTAAATTGTATTTACGTGCTAATTTTAGTATTTCTTTACTAGCTTTATTACCGGCTGCATCATTGTCAAAAGCTACGATTACTTTTTGTGAGTATCGGAGAAGTCTGATCTGTTCTTCACTAACACTACTGCCACAAATAGCAACAGCACCGACCACGCCGACAGAATACAAGCGAAGGCAATCCAAAGGGGATTCCACGACAATAGTGCACAATTCATTTTGATTCTCGATTCCAAATAGTGTTTTTGATTTTTGTAGTCCAGCTGGGCGGTTCATAAAGGTACGGTTTATTGTACCTTTTTCTTGCCAACCCATTAGGTTATTAAAGTGAGGTTCTCTAAGAGGTAGGATCCAATTTTTCTTTACTGAATCCCATAGTACTCCATAAACCTGTGCAGATTCTAAAGTTATGTTTCTTTTGTCTAGTTCATCTTGTGAAGGATCAACAAATATTGCAAGTCTAGCTTCTGACATAGGAACTGGTTTTGGTAACTCATGTATGTACGTAGGAATGTTTGCTAATCTTTCAGCCAATACTTCCATAGAAACTTCTGCTACAGTTTTTAGCCATTCTTCCGCTGTCTTGTAATCATAGTCGTAACTATCATTCCAAGATGGCAGATAAAATCCTTGTACATCACAAATTAAATGTAAAAGATTTCCCTTGTAACCACAAGAAAAACATATATGCATTCCTGTATCAAGATTAATCCACCAGGATGGTGAATGGTCTTGTTTTCCTACATTTTTAATGTGTCCGGGACAGAGTGCATTTGCTTCATGGCCATTTGTTTGAAATAATACCCCTAATGCTTCAAGTACTAGTTCAATATCTGAGTCAAACATCATACACTCCAGGGAGTGCAATATTTGCAAGAGTTACGCTCTGAATCATCATGAAAACATCCTAGATCCCATCGCCAAGTAATTTGTGTTTCAGTTGGTTGACAGTTTCGTGATTGAACAATCTTTAGCACTCGTAATTGATCATCTTCTTCAATTGGTTCTAGACCAAGAATTACATCAGAATCTTGGAAAAATGATGATGAATAACCAATAGAGTCTGCTGTTACTTTTCCACCTTTCATCTTCCACAAAAGAGTTTGGGTAGTAATAACGACAGGAATATTTAAACGTTGTGCAACACGTTTTAGTCCACGAGTAATATTTGTAATAGCTTGTGGAGTATTAGCATCACCAGTTTGTTGGTCAATCATTAAATACACACCATCAATAAATAGTATGTCTGGTTTTAATTGGTCTGCTTTAGCTACTAATGCGTCAATTGTCAATCCATTTACAGCATCTACAAAATGAAATGGTTTGCGTTCTTTTAATTTGTCAATAAATTCAAGAAGTCTATCTTCTTCTGTACCTTTTAATGTTCCTAGCCTAAGACGTTGCGCAGATAGATTAGCGCCCATAGACATAAAACGCTGGGTTTGTTCGTGGTTATTCATCTCAAATGACTGAAACATTGGAACTAATCCGGCTTCATGTACGTTAGCTGCAATTCGCAAAGCAATCTGTGATTTTCCAGTTTTAGGGGGAGCAATGAGAGTAATCAACTGACCACCTTGTAAACCTGCAGTTGCATCATCAATTACTTTAAATCCAGTAGGTACTCCTAGCAAAACTGAGTTTTGTCGTTGCTCGTACTCTACAAAAAATGCATCAGGATCTTTTGTAATATCAATGTGGGTAGTGCCAATTACACCTTGCTCATTTACTGTTGAAACTACTTTAGACATTTCAACTAGAGCAGATTCATGATCATTGTCAGTCATTAATTTGACTACATCTTGTACACCGTTACGAGTAATTCGATTGCGGGTATACTCAACCATTTTATCAAGAAGATAATCAAGTGAATCTTCTACATTAATAATTTTAAAATTAGGAAAGTTATCTTTAACTGCCGCTGAAGATGGGACTTCTTGATATTTAATATTGTGTTCACGAATAAATTTCCAAACACGACGTAGATCATCATCAATGATCCAGTCATCTTTGACACCTCGTTCAATTACGGTGTTAATGTTTTTGTCAGTAATTACTTTACTAACTAGTCTGTGTTCGTTATCGTAGGCCATTTGGTTTTCCTCTAATTTGGTTTAAAAGGTTGTGTGCAGTTCTTTTCCGTAAGAACCATATCTAGTAATTCTTTTTGGAGTATCTACTATACACAAAAGGTTTATTCTATATGGTAATTCAAAAACTAGATCATCTACACTATCGTATATTTCTGTGTAGTTAACAGGGTTTCCCCCTTTACGTTCTAGCTTGTCCATTATTTCATCTAGTAATTCCTGCGTCCATTGATCATTTGCAAAAGCAACTAGTTCTACTGATAATCCAAATCGGTTTGCCTGTCTCCAAAGTTCAGAAATAGCAACACTATTTGGTGTTTTTAATTTTCTTTGTTCAGTTTTTTTAAATAAAGTTTTTTTTATTTCAATTTCAGAATTCCAGATAACATCTGCATGAATAATTAATCTTCTTGGTGTTTCATTTGAAATATCTCCATTTTTCATTCTATTACTTCTACAATTCCATATTTTAAAATTAATTGTCTAAATGCTTTTGAATTAGTTTGTGCTTGAAAAATTTCATCATTAGGAACATCTTCTGGTAAAATGACTGTCAAACTTCCATTTTGTCTTTTTATTTGATTTTTCATAAAAGTAATATGAGAACAATTTCCTTCATTAGAAAATATTTTACAAGTACATCTCATATAACTTTTGTTTCCAGCATTTACCTCTATTTCTGAAACGCCTTTTGGTCCTAGAAAAAATTGAATGGTACGCCAATCATCCTCCATAGTGAATCCTTCCATATCAACGTTTTCTCAAATCGGCTGTATCTAATTGTACACGAGTAAATGCTTCACGAACAAAACTTCCCATCGCATCTCCGTACTGTGCTGCCCAGCGATCTCTTGGAACGTTAGTTGTAACAATTGTGGGAAGTGCACGGTCATAACGAGCTCTTAGTAGTTCATCAAATGATGTGTCATCATACTTTGAACCATACTCTTTTCCTAGATCATCTAATATAAGAACACGAACATTTAGAGTATCATCTTTAGCACGTCCGTGTAACCCTTCAAGTTCATGATGTAGTCGATATCTTTCATCTCCATCGGCACTCATTAGTGCTTTTTTCTTAGAAAGAAAATCAGGAAATGTTTGATAATAAATTGGTCGAAAATGTGACCCAAAATCTTGTGCTTTAATTTTTAGAATATCACGAGTTTGCTCCACATCGTCAGGAAGCTGTCGAACAAATTCCATAGCAGCTACTACTGCGTGAGTTGTTTTACCCCGTCCCGGTGCACCATCAAACAATAGCCCTACTCCGGTGTCTTTAAGTCCACCAATTCTTTTGATGATTTTTCCATCAAGTGCATCAGCAATCCATTCACTAATTTCATCGGCCCATTCACCAATGTCATCAATAATGTCTTGTGGTTCATATCCCATAAATCTACTAGGGATATTTGAGTTATGAAGTAGCCAGGTTCTCTTAATTGCGGAAAGTGTTTGGATGTTGTATGTCATTTTTTTCTCCGATTGATTTTTCATATATCTTTAGTTTTTCACGGCCACGCATTGAGTTATCAAACTTTTTTCCATCTGATGCAAATACGTAATCCAGTGGGATTGATTCTTCTGAGCTTACATCATCAAGTTTTAGATCTTCAACAACTTGAGTAACATTCTCAGTGATTGCTCTAAGAAATATACCATGAGCTTTTAATGGCATTTTTCTGATGGCATTTAGGTTTCTTTCATCAGAAAAAAACTTATCCATGATCTCTACTTCAATCAAAGCAGTGATTCCAAACTTAGCTCTATTTGCAGCTAATGCACCTCTGAGGTTTTTGGTATTAATTAACCCTGGAATGCCACGAATACGATCATAGGCTCTATAAGCAAACTCTGAGGCCGTGTCTGCTGCTGTCCATTCTTCGTGGGGCCGTTGATGTCTAGTTTTTGGGTCTCTTTTGCTTAGAGGTTTTTGTTTTTTAATTTTTTCTTCATCGAACAAACGTCCAAAACCACCCTCGTCCTCATCCTCAGACCATCGATTAACCATGTGTTTTTCCTCTCTCGGGGCGGTAGCCCCCAATAAATACGAAGTATTTATTGCTTTAGTACTAATAGTAATAACTGTAGTATCAGTAATATTAGTAACTATATCAGTAGTACTTAGTACTTGGTTACTAGTAGATACATAGTCATGTGTTGATCGCTCATTAGTAAGCGTAATTAAAACTTTGTAAATGTTGTAAGAATATTTTGCAAGATTGCGACGAGTACGGGTAGTTTGAAGATAGCCTTTTTGTTCTAGGCCCCTAAATCCTCTACGAAGAGAGGCAGTGCTATACCCAGTAAGTTTTGCTAATTCTTTGGTTGTAAGTTTTACGATGCCATTAGCATCCATTTTGCTCTGTAAAGCAAGAAGCGTCTTTAGCTCAACTGCAGCCAAAGACGCTAATATTGATTGATCCATAAGTAGTCCTAATAATATCTACGCTCCCTCGGTGAGGGAGTTGTAACTGTGATTGGTTTATCCAATAGTAGCATAAGTGCAAGAGCTACAAAAGAAGAGGCAAATGGCAAAACAAAATCTAGGTGATATAGTAGAAAAATGCCAAGAAAAGAAAGTGGAAGGGTAAAAATTAATTTAACAATTTTTTTGCGAACAACTCTCTCTAATAAAGATACGAGTAACTCAGTAGTATACGCTACACCCATTCCAACTATGATTATATAAATAATTAAATCCATAATTTAAGTATATTACACTATGCCCTTGCTATATACTCCAGACACAAGTTTAATGACATACGGAGTATTTGCAGGAAGTTGATCTTTTAAATTAGCATTTAATCTAGAAAGTTTTATGTCCCTTGTTGTGTACAACATACTTGGAGAGTTTCCGGCAACTCCTGTAGTCCATACTCCGCCATAAGTAGACGCAATTGTTCCATCAAAATAATCTGTAGGAAAATTGCCGTATTCCATTTGTGCCATATCAAAATACAAAACTTGAGAAGCAGAAGTAGGATTATTTAGTAAAGTAGATACTCCTACAGTAATTGTCGTATTTGCTGGGTCTATGTTTTCTGGAGTAGTAATTGACGAAAATTGTCTAGACCAAATATTGGTAAATTTTCTTGTTCCATTTAAAGTGTCAATTGTTGTCCAAGTAGCAGAAACAGTTCCGCCAGTAGTTGCTGCAATTGTGCTTGAAGCTGTATTGTCAACGTAAGTAAGTGAGTTAGAAGCTGCTGTTGCTACTGTTGCAGTAGTGCTATATCCTGATCCAAATGATTGTATAGATATATTATCTCCAATTTTAAATGGGTGAGGATTTAAAAATCTAACAGTTACAATGTTATTTATTTTTTGTTTAGTTAAAACTGTAGATTGAGAACTTATACTAAAATAAATACTGTTATAGCTAACATTAGTTACTGATCTACCATAGATAGAAAATGTATAAGTCTGAGTAGGAAGTACGTTTGAAATGCTAGTTTGTACTCTTGTTGCATAAGTTGTAGGAGATGCATCACAAGTAACTGTAAGCATTTTAGTTCCTGAAATTGCTTGACCTAAAGTGGTATCTACTGCAGCATTTGAGATAGATACTGAAGTAGTTGCACCAGAACTATTTATTTTATAACCATTCCAACTATTTGTGTTTAGTTCAAATGAAGGATTATAAAGAAAATTATTTTTATTTCCAAGTAATGTAATTATGATACCATTTGCTTCATTAAAAGGCTGTAATGATGCTCCATTACTTACTTGAATCATATCTAAGTAAAATGTGCCAGTAACTAAAAATTTAAATCCTACTACGCAAAATACGGCATTAGACGGAGAAGTAAAACTACTATTAGATCTGGTCCAACCAGTTGCTAATGAACTAACCGCAGTTCCTGTAACAGCACTTCCAATAATAACACCGTATTGGTCATACCACTCTATAGATAATTGGATAGTATTTCCTGAAGGAGTGGTAGAATTTTTATGAAAAAAACTAAAATTATAAGCAGTACTTCCTGCAACAGGAATACCTTTTGTTTTTGGGCTGCTAGCGCCATTTTTTATGTAAGTATTGCTAGTTTTTACTGTTACTTTTCCACAATATTGAAGATCAACAGCCAAAGAAACATCTGACGGAAAACTTACAATAGTTGGAGTTACTACTGAGTTTTCAATATTAATTCCAATGTTACCTATAGCTTCCCAAAAACCAATAGATTTGTTAAATGTACTATCCTGATTAGTAAGCATTAAATTAGGGCTATCAGATAATGTGGTTAAATATCCAGTTAAAGACTCTATATATGTTTGTAAAGCTGTATATGTACCTTTACGTTGGTAAATATACACAGCTTCTCTAATTAACGCTTTTCTATTTTTAAAAGGAAGAGTATTTTCAACGGGTAAACCCAAGCTTAATTCAGCTGCATTAATTGAAAATGGATTAATATTTTTTTGTTCATAATTTGGAGCAATAAAATCCATATAAGTCATAAACTCGTCGTAAGTTAATGAAAATCCTTTAAGAAATTTATATAGAGTTGACGTAGTATCAATTGGTTCTAAAGAACTTTGACCTGAAGTTGTAAATACTTTGGGAATACTCTCCATAAGTTTATCTTGAGTAGAGATAGCTTGAATACCAGGTTGAACTCTATCAATAAGCCCGCTTAGTTCGTTTACACTTTGTGGAGTAGCTGATGCAGACACAGCATGACTTACCACAATGCTTTTATAATTTTTTGGAATTAATGTAAAAGTTTGTCCAGTAATTATCCAATTATTTGAAGAAGAACTTCTTGACCAAAGAGTGTAAAAAGCAAACTTACCAGGAATTAAAGAAACTTGATTAAAATCTGTAGGATATAAATAAAAGTTATCTAATCCATCTATAAACGAATTAATACTTGGTATTAAAGAATACTCTTCGTATAAAATAACTCCATCATCCTGTGTTTCTGAAAAATATTCTTGATTTCTAACTAGTCTAAAAGCATTAGATGCACCAGATGGTATATTCCAAGTAATTTTAACAAGTTCATACTCAATACACTCTGAAGTAACGGGGTTAGAGTTAAGTGGGCTAACAGTTAATTGGCCGTATTGTTGGCCCCCATTAACTTGTGGGTTATATTTAAAACTACTGTATATTGGCACTAAATAGCTCCGCCACAATCAATGATATAAATACCATTTTCTATATTTGTAATTCGATCACTTAAACTAGTCCAGGTAGTTGTAGCTGTACTAAAATTGCCCACATTCCATGCAGAAGTTCTGCTGTGAGGGTTAGTTCCAATGATTGATTGAATAGCATAAATTTCTGCAAACAAAGCGTTTACATCATTAGCAATTACATAATCTACGTTGTCTACACGAGTAGCGTATGAAGCAAGTTGGTTTGGGTAATATGACATTAAATCTCCTATAATCTATTACAATTTTTACTTATTAAGTAAGTTTTATCAAGGTAAGCTACGGAGTTCCACCGTCAATTGAGTTAGATGTTGTTAACCATACTGGAAAAGATGGGTCTCCACCTTCAAACATTGCCCACACGGTAGATCCAATAACTGGAATAAAAAATACTGAACTACCAGGCCAGGACCAACCAGTTATTTCTGTTAAAAATATTTGAGGTATTTGTAACTTTAATCTTTTTTTATCTAAAGGATCTTTATTGTCAATTACAATAGCTCGATATACTCCATAAAACCTTTTGTAGTTAGTAGTTTCATGCATTTTATCCTCTAGTAACTACTAAAGTGTATGTTTGTGAGTGAATTTTATCACTAGCAGTTACTTTAATAGAAATGCTATTAAATCCAGAACTTAAACTAATAGCACTACTAGTAACACCAGAAGCAACAGTAAGTGGACTACCAGAAGGTGGAGTGATTACTATTGTGGCATTTATATCAGTACTAGTTGGTGTTAAAGTAATTGTAGATACACCACTAGCTACTGCTAGTCCATAGTTAACAATGTTGCTTGAAAGAGTAATAGAACCAGAAGAAGTAGTTAGCAAACTTAAAGTTGTGACTGATGATCGTTCAGTAACTGTAATAGCAGAATCTTGTAAAGTGAAAATTTCATTTACTGCACCATTTAAAATTTTTCTTGATGTGCCGGAGTTAGTGTCTAAAATAGTTACATATGCATTTGTCACACCAGGTGCAGCACGTAATGCAGCTTCAATTACTTCCGGAGTTACAATCGCATTAAAATCTGTGCCTTGGTAAGAAAATCCTGCTCGTAAAATAGTTTTTATATTATTACTTACTTGGTCATTTGTAAATCGTAAATCTCTAGTATATTCAACTGTTATTTTTACAGGTACATAGGTAGGAGGAAGAAGAGTTACAGCTACTCCTATTTGAGTGTAAGGTTGAATTACAGGGTAAACACTGCTTGTTAAAGTCGTCCATTTATCTGTAAGTAATCCAATATTTCCGGAATCATATAGAGGATAAGGATCATAAGCAGATCCAGTAGAAATTGGTGCAATGTATAAGTTTACTGAATTCCATACATCTGCAGATGCTTTTGCTTTTCCTACAAAAGATGAATTCATTACTAATTTTTCGTAATCCGAGAGTGTAATAGCTCTATAAAAAGGAGATAATGCATTTGCAGCATTTACTCTAATACTAGAGTTAGTTTCAGGATCACTGCCTCCGGTACCTAATCCAGTTACTGTTGCAGTTATAGTATTATTAATTGTTAAATTAGAATTAATAATGGCTAAATCAGAAGAAGAATAAGGAGTATATGTAGAGTCAAAACCATAATAAAGTGTGTTTAAAGTATTATTAGGAATATTGCCTATTACTCCTCCTCCAATTGAGTATTGCACTTTAATTGCCGCATTAACTTGAGGAATACTTCCTGATAAACCATTTCCAAATTGAATATACAATTGGTCAAACTCATCAAAATAAATTTGATAAACAGTAGAGTTTTGATTTGCATCGACAATGTGGTCAATTTTTGACCATTGCTCATACGTAGTACCATTTAGTACATATACAACTACACTGTCCTCTAAAACATTGTCTGAGTTAATTGGAAAAATTTGATTTGAAGTTCCATCTGAATACCCGATAATTTTTCCAGCAATATCTGTAGAATTTTGTGCAGGATAGTCAAGTATACTTGGTCGTCCATGAGTCGCAGTAACAGTTGTCGGTGTATTTGGAGCAAGCATTACTTGAGAATCTAAAGTAAAATAAATAGTAGAAAATACTCCATTATTATTTATTTCACCAGAAATTACTGATCCGTCAGATATAGTATACGTATTATTACTATTATTAGTAATTGTAATATCTACAGAAGCTGCTTTATATCCTGTAGGAGAATATCCATAAATACGTGAAAGATTTAAAAGACTTTGCCGTTGATTAGCTGTGTAAATAAAACTTTCATTTGCAATTCTGTCAATATAATAATTTATAAGATCACCCATATACGCAAATGTTTCTACAAGAGCCACACCAAAGTCAGCAGGGTCAGTACCTTGCCATTCAGGAATAGATTGTTGAACTCTAGCTATAAGAGCACTTCTTAAAGAATTAAAATCTCTGTTAGTGTAATCAATTGATACAGGTAAAGTTGTATCTGTAGTATTTTTTATTGCCATTAGTATCTCTTTTCAGAAATGATTCCAGAGTTATCTACTGTAGATAGTCCAACTATCAAAGAAGAAGTAGACTCATTAGGTAGGGTGTAGGTAACATTCACGTTGATAGTTGACCCATCTGCACTATAAGTTACATCTACGCTATTTAATCTCAATAATCTAAAATATAAAGAAAAAATTCTATTAATTTCTGTTTCAATAGTAGAACTTAAAGAGTCTCTTGTATCTAAAATAGTGAGACCAATTGTAGTCCCAAATGCGGGATACATAACACGTTCACCAAGATTAGTATTTATAGCTGATATAATTCTATCATTCCATATTTTTTTAGGGTCTGTAGTAACATTTATTTTTCCGTAACTATCTATAGAAAACGGTAAAGTAATTGTTTTTTCAGTTAATCTTTGAGCCATAATTATCTACTGTTCCATCTCATAGGAGTTCTTAAGTATCCTTGATTACCCATACTAATTAACATAGTCTGAGAATCTAATACTGAGGTATTTTGTTTTACAGGTTTATTTAAATTATTAAGTAAATTTGCTTCAAGATCAACAGTTCCAATACGTCCAAAATTTGTATCTCTAAAAGCAGTAGATTTAGTTGAGTTTAACCCATCTGTTACTACATTCATTTCTACTTGATATTGCCCAAGTTTAAAAAATCTATGAGTTACTTGTTTGATAATCCAATGACCATCTGTACTGTTACCTGTTCCGTCTACATATATAACACCGTATGGTTTAAATCTAGGATCCCCTTGACAAAGAATTTTTGCAGGAATATTAAAACGAGACATGTGTGCATGTCCTTTAGTTACTGACTCTACATCTGTAATATTATGAGTTACTTGTGAATTAATAGGTTCATTAAATAATGAGTCACTAACACTAGACCTAAGTGATTCACCGATAGTTGTTGAAGACTGAGAAGTAGTAATAAGTTTTTCTGTATAAGGATTTATACCAGCAACTTGTTTATTTGTGTGAAGGTATTCAGTTCCTTCAATGTGTTCACCATTTAATACTTTAAAATAATCTAAAGTTCTATCAAAAAAATCTTGACCAGTAGGTCCTACACTAGTTCTTTGAGAAAGAACCGGAACATCAGAAAAATTAGAGTCAATAAGTTTGTCTATACTTCTAAAAATTAAATGAGTATTATCTATGACCATAGCAAACCCAATTCGTTTTGCTTGTTCCTGCAGCCACTCCCAGTATGAATGTCCTGCTATTGTTAACTGTTCAAATCTTCTTGAATCTGAATCACCAGTAAATTTAAAACCATTTTCTATAGCAATTATTTCTGCAATTTCAGGAATGGTTTTATTATTAAATACACGGGTTATTTTTTCTTTTAAAGGATAAGAAGCAGAAACACAATGTATTTGCATTAATTGTTGAGTAGCAGGAGTAAGTTCTTTAGAAATATAGGAAACATATCCTACCCATATTTTATTTTTATTTCCCTGTTTCCATTCAAATTTAATTGGAATACCAGTTTTTATAATAGAAAAATATAAAGGACTAATTGTTGTGTATTCAATAATTAAAATATCATGTCGATATTGTTCTTGAATTAAATCAACTCTACTTGGTTGAACACTTATTCCAGGTAAAGAAGGCCATGAAATTCTATAATCTGTACCAAATCTATATTTTCTAAATGTTTGATCAGACATTAGGAATCCTAACTAATGTTCCTACAGGAATATTAAATGCATTACTTATTTCAGGATTTATATCCATAATTTTCCACCACATTTCTGGTGCTCCAAAATAATCATTTGCCACTGAATCAATTCGATCACTATCTGACCATGTGTAATAAAAGAAAGAGTTATTAGAGGGTAAAAATGTTCTTAGTACAGTAATAGGGTAGTTACCTGTCCTACTATCATTGGCTTTAAATATTCTGCCATTTGCATATCTACTATCAGAATAAATCATTTAAAATCCTGTATCTGGAATTCTATTGGCACTAAATGTTACAGAAGAAAGTAATGGAACCATTCTGTGATCAAAAATAATGTGTTTAACTGTTATACCTGAAATTTGAACTAAGTAACGTAATGATTTTCCTAAATGAAGTTCTAGTGGTCTAACTTGAATAAACCCAATATCTGCAGTCAATCCATCTGCACTATTTCTTTCAACAAATTTACTTTTTAAACCAAAACCTAACAACGTTCTTAATAGCGACTCTAGATCATACATCGTGCCTTTATTAAAAATTTCTTTTTGCTCTGCAGCACTTGGAGGAATTGGGTAAATATCCTGAGCATTAATACCCGTTAATACTTGTTGAGTTGTTGGATCATAGTAGGCAAAATCAGCCATCCTATTTAAAATTAAATCAAATTGGATAGTACTTTGAGATAAACTAGAAGAAATTGGATTGAAATAGTCTAAACCAGCAGTAAAAATTGATGGATCACTTTTTAAAACTCCTTGATAAGACATAGTAATAGTAGTTGGATTATACAAAAATTGGTATGCATAACGTTCTGTTATCTCAGGAAAAAGTCCAGGATCATTAATTTGATTTTGAATATCATTAATACCATTTTTTACATTTGAAGGAGTTGAACTTGTAGAATTAGGTTTTGGTATATATAGAACAATCATTCCTTTATGGCCAGCAGAATTTGACCAAAGATCATGCGCTTCTTTAATTTTTGCAGGTTCAGTAATCTTTTTACCGTAAATTTTACTAAACTCTCCAGAATAAGCAGCAGGAGAAAGATACGCATCATGAACCGCACTAGCATTAAATCTTAATGGTTTTTTAAAAAGTTGTGCTGCACTTGTTGAGGCAGGTGTAGGAGTTACAGAATTAGAAGAAGCTACGTACCCTTTATCTCCAGGTAAAAAACGGTGTGAGTTTACTTGAGGTATATAACCAGAATCTCCGGGTAAAAAGTGGTGTGATCCACCTCCAGTTAAATTAGCTATCTGTAGTAATAACGCTTTTTCTCTATCTTTGTATTGTTGCCAATGACTATGTTGTTGCTTATATTTAGCATAAATTACATCTCTTTGACTTTGTAAAGTACTGGGATCACTTAATGCAGCTATTCCTGCATCTAGTTCATTTAATTGGGCTTTAAGATTTTTCCAACCCTCTACACCAGCATTTGTGTCCCCATCTTTTTGTTGTTTTTCTAGTATTTTAAGATAACTTATTTCAGCTTGGCATTTAGCAATTGTCGTAGGCAAAATAGGTACACTATTAATTTTAGGATCTGCAGTTAAAAATCCACCAGAAATAGAGGCAACTGCATTTGACCCCCCATTTATTATACTATCTATAAAATCATAAAAAGGATCACTCATTATTAGAACCTTCCCATGCTAGACATTTGTAAATCTTGTTCTAAATAAGATTTAACTAAACTTGCAAATTTACGTGCTTCAGACTCAGACGCATTAGCAATACTTAAATTAATTTCTACTTTAGGACTTCCAGAAGATCCAGAAGAGCCTGACCCATACCCACTGAACCCACCAAGAGTCATAGTACTAGCAGGACCACCAGAACCTGCGTCAGAACCCCCTGAAGAAGCATTAGAGGATGCAAAACTTAATCCTACGGAAGGAGAGGTAGCAGATACTCCCGTAGCTCCTACAGACAAAATAGAAGATGCAGCAGGAACATAAGCAGTAAATGCAGTAGGATCTAATTGAGTAACTCCGGGAACAATATTGTTAATAGAGTGAGGGTCAGTTGTAATAGCTGAACTAGTTCCAGAACTAGACTTAGCATTTTTTGGGTTAATACCAATAGCGCCACTCATAAATGCTGAAGGATTAACTGCTGCACCATCTTTTTGAACTTCAAAGTGCAAGTGAGGCCCAGTCACATAACCTGAATGTCCGGATTTAGCAATTTGTTGTCCAGCAGTTACTTTATCTCCAGGATAAACATTTGCTTGACTTAAGTGTGCGTATAAAGTTTTGTAACCATTACCGTGGTTAAGTACTACATATTTACCATAAGAATAAGGACCACTACCAACAGTAGATGAGTCTACGACACCATCAGCTGCAGCAACAACGGATGTACCATCGGCAACTCCATAGTCTGTGCCATGGTGAACACCTTTGCCCCACGGACCACCTGTTGCACCGAAAGGCGCAGTAACCGCCCCTGAAGTTGGTACTACGTGCTTGTAATTACCCTGTAAACCATTATCAGGCATGGTAGTTCCACCAATAGTACTAGTTGGTCCACCTATAACCTTTCCTGTATTTCCTGTAAATGGATTTAAATAATTGCCCATTTGATTTGCAGTATTGGCTGCCGGTGCAAGATTACTTACAAGAGCAGAAATACCCGAAACAGCTAATGCAGGCACTGCAACTTCAAATTGTCCAGCTAATGCAGCAGCTCCAGCAACAGCTAATGAACCTCCAGTAACTGCATTTGCTGTATCTTTAATAAAGTTATTAGTTCCTTGGACTTGCTGCAGTTTACCTTGAAAACCAGCACTTGATCCTAACACTTGTAAGTAAGCGTTAGTTACCTTAAGAATGCTGCTCATATTAGCAAATTCATCATTGAGAGCTTTAATTTTTCCAATAGCACTGCTCATGCCTGAAATGTAGTCAGATTCTACCTTTGAGGCATTTTGAGCTTGATTACTATTTAAGTCGTACATCCCAGCCAATGGATTTGCATTTCCTCCAGCAGCAGATCCACCCAAAAGTTTATTCATAGCAGCATTATTTGAAAGATCCATTTTTGTACCTTTGGATCTTTCAATCATGTATTGTGCAAACATAGCTTGTTGAGCAGGATCTTGAAAAGCATCGTTAATTATTTGACCAAGGTAACCCTGACGTAATTGTTTTTGTGTTATAGCAAGGCTAGCTTTAGGATGACCTGCAGTAAGACGTTGTGCTAATTGTTCAAAAATTTGACCTTGTGTTAACGGATTTGCAGTTCTAGGGTCTGAAGTGCGAATACCAAATTGCGCCATTAAACTAGCAGAAGTAGAGCCAGAAGTAAGATTTTCAATTGCAGCGACTGCTTGCTGATTAGGCATGTTTAAATATTTAGCAGCATTAGCCACAGATCTAAGTGATTGTTGATATGTGCTATTAGGATCTTGGCTAAATGCCATACCTGCACCAGTTAAATACTGAGCAGTGTATGCATCGCTACCATTAGAAGTAATGCCACCTCGCATTGTACCAAAAGTGGCGGCTTCCATTACACTACGGTTTACGCCACCCGCACTAATGCCCGCATTGTAATAAGTTGCCGCTCTATTTAATACGTCACCTACACCAGGCATACCTGTAGCATTAGCAGAAAGTTGAGCTAATCCAAAATTAATTCCTGCTTGGCCTACTCTAATTCCCGTAGATATTGCTGCTCCAGCTATTCCCGGAATAAAACCAGTAGCCATACTAGCCATACTAGATGCAGAACCAGTAACTGAAGATACTGCAGCTAACGCACCTGCCATAGAATTATTAGAGCCAGATGCCCCCATACCACTAGCAGCAGTGCTAGGCGCTCGCCAAGATTTAAAGCCACCAGAAATATCTTGGACTAAACTTTTAATGCTGACTAATTGGGATTTGACATTAGCCAAATCTCCAATAATGTTTTCATCAGTCATTCTTAATCACCACTTTGCCGTATTCTCTGGCTATCTCTAACCAATTCATTCGTTCTCTTGGAGTCAACTCTTTTATTTCTGTGAGTGTCCATCCAGGAAAACTAGATGTTAGTGCAACCCAGTGTGATAATAATTCTGGATAAGACACTTTTCTAGAACTGAAATAAAGCCCCAAGGTTAATTGGGACCACAACCTCTCCTGTACAATCAGGACAGGTCACAGTTACTGAATCAAATAGTGGGCCAGGTGATCGTTTTGATATTTCAAGTGTAATATTTTTTCTATCAACAATACCCATATTCTGCACTTGAAATTTTCCAAGTACTGGGGAATCATCAATCTGAATTACAGTTCTCTCTAAAAGAAGAGTGGTTAGTTCTGCGTATGTTTTATCTGCTTGAACTGCCATTTCTTTTTGAGTTTTGCCATTGGGCAATAAAACCTTATATTCTTTAGTTGTGCCTTTATAAGTAAAGCCACGATCATTAATTGGATCAACTAGCTCTTTAATATTGATATCTGTATCAATATCTACTTCTACTGTTTTAAATTCTTTACATCCATTACAGTATGAAGGAATAGGAGCAGTATTACCAAATGTTGCTCTATAAATTCCCAGCATGAGAGCATCTCTGTCACCGGCAAGAAGTTCATCTAGAAGTTCTTCAGTAGCAGGAGTTTCTCCAATTTTTACTACTCCTCTGTTTAAAACAGTAGTAAAAACTTTACCCATATTATCGGCCTTAGAGATAAGTTCCTCATCTCTACCATTAAGTTCTCGAACTTCAGCTACTTTGATAACCTCCCCACTGGGTGTAATATACCCAGCAGGAAGGTTAACCAAAGTGTCATAAGGTTCTTTGATGTTTGCTTTTTCAATAGGTTGTTCTTCATTTAATACATTATCCAAGATGCTATTTGCAAGTGTTGGATTAGTAGTTGCTTTTACCGTATTATTTACCATTTATTATTCTTTCTAATTAAAATGCTGCAGCCTGACCACCAGTTGCATAACTTGTACCTGACCAGTGAAGGTCAAACCCTTCGTGAACAAGAGTCATCTGTTCAACAAAGATAGCGTTGTCACCAGCGTTTAGGTCTGAGTAAGCAAGAGAAGTAATCCAAGCATTGTAAACGTTAAAACGAAGAACTACAAAGTCACTAGTGTCCCCAGCAACACTTGGAATAATTCCTGTTCCTGTGGCACTTGCACCACTACCGGCAATTGGGTGAGCCAAAACTTGGATTTCAATATCGCAACGGAAGTTGTCAGTAATTTTTCCAGTATTGGTGCCTTCTACCGTAGCGAATAGTTTTTTCATCCACTTCCAGTTTTGGTCGGTACCAAGAATTACACCACGCTGTAAAGTTAGTGGAGCAAAAGTTGTTTGACCTGGAATCTGGTGAACAGTAGTGTTGTAACCACCTTCACGGTAAGGGATGCTGTCAGTAGTTACTGACATACCTGATACTGAAGTAAACCCAAGAGTAGCTCCAGTATTTAGCCAATCAGATCCGCCACTTCCTGCAGTACCAGAAGAAGCTAGAGGCTTAAAGGTAACTAGGAACCTAAAGTTTCTTAATGGGTCAGTTTCTAGTGTTGAACGGTTATTAATAATAGTAGCCATTAGTCAAACTCTCCTTAATTATTGTGAGACAAGCTGGTTGAGGTTAATAACAACAAACTCTGCAGGATACTCAAGAGCAACACCGACTTCGATGTGGACTTCACCACTTGCAATAGTTTGAGGAGTGTTGTTTTCAGCGTCAATCTTTACGTAAAAAGCGTCAGCAGGAGTAGCTCCAACTAGTCCACCTTGGTTACGATACTGATTTAGGAATACTGAAATAGAAGTACGAAGTCGTGACCATAGAACTGAGTCGTTGTTTTCAAACAAAGCTGAGTTACCAATGTCTTTAAGATTTTTCTTAATGTAGATCAAACTTCTACGCATTGAGATGTAACGGTTAGCAGTACCATCCTGAAGAAGAGTACGTGCACCCATAACCACTACACCAGAACCAGGAATGCTACGAATAGCATTTACTGAAGAACCATTAGTTCCTCCATTACCAGTGTTTAGGTTATCAAGATCAGTATTAGTAAACTGACGTTCAGTAGCTAATGCGCCCTTAATCTGGGTACGCAATCCTGCAGGAGATTTAAATGGACCATACTGCTTGTCATTAGCAATAAACAAACCAGCAATTGGACCAGCAGGACCAATCTTACGAAGGTTTCTGCTTAGTGGATCTTGAATATAAATGTATGGGTAGTAAACTGCAGCTTGACTTGATTTGTAGTTAGTACTATTAGCATAAGTAATTGCATCTGACACTGACAAGTTAGCAGCAGTATCAAGGACAACAAACACGTCTTTACCACTAGCCCAAGTAATCATGTTTAATTGAACAGCAGCAGGAATACTAGTAGTACTAAATGAATTAAATAGTTCTGGTGAAAATAGAACTAATGGTTGGTTGATAACTTCAAAATCAGATAGTGCAGTGTTATAGTCAGTAGCTGCAATTGCGCTTCCATCTAAACCACTTCCAGTAAATGGAAAAATAGTATTAAGAACAGGAGTTTTTCCTGGATTAGCAGTGCTTACTACTGTAATAAACCTAGAAGTACTGTTGATTACAGATTGAATATACGAAGGTGATGTAGGGTCAAAACTTACGTTGTAGTATTGCTCTACAATAACGTCATCTGAAGAACCGGCGGTAACTACTCCTGTAGTAATAGTATCTGCAATGCCAGCTTCTTTAGTAAGTGTTACGTTATATTTACCTGCAATAGATCCAGTAGTAAAAGTAATTCTAAAATTAGTACCATCACTACCATAACTTAGTGAGTTAATAGTGGCCATTGTAACTGGGGTAGTATCAGTAGATGGAATTGTAATTGATGCTTGACCTGCACCTGAACCAAGTACTCGGCGCACGTAAAGGTCTCCACCACCATTTGCAAAGTACTGAGCTACACCAAAAGTTGCAGGGTATGATGGGTTGTATGAACCATACAAGTTAGTAAAGTCATACCATGAGTTAATTTTAGTTACTGTTAATGGGCCCTGAGCAAATTGAGCAATTACTGCACCAGTAGCATTAGCAGAAGATGTGTCCGCAATTGGAACACTAGAAAGAGTTTCATTAATATAAACTCCCGGACGATTGTACGTCATATTTTCTCCTTAAATAGGTTTGTTATTCTGAAGGTTCCGTATTATGCACTGAGGGTAAAAGAACCAATACTTGTGTATTTATTACTTACAAGTTGATCTAGTTTTACTTTATTTACTTTTTGAACAGCTATATAGGTTTCTACAGGAAGTTCGCTTGAAATTCTTACTGTAATTGCATTTACAAATAAGCGCTTTGCCTGTTCTGTAATATCTCTTTTTGAGATAGCCATGACATCTAGTCTTCGCATAGTAGAAGTAACTAAAGTGTCTGAACCAGATACTGTAGTTTTTTCTACTACTTCTAGAGTGCCAAATCTAATTGGTAATTTATACCCCATTAATTGAGAAATAATTTCACGGTCATGTCTTGGATGACGAGCGTATGAAGTTACTTGGTAATCAATAAATACTGGAATAGGTAGATGGTGGTTATAGTTTTGAGGAGATGCAAGGTTAGTGTATCCAGGAGCAGTTCCATAGCCACGCATCTCTCGTGTATTATCCCGTTGAATATCGATCATGTCGATTGTTATGTATGGATAATTTTGAGTTCTTAGTTCTTGGTCTGGTTGACCAAACCAAACACCTACTTGACGAGAAACTGAATCTGCATCTGATTTTTGATCAGTAACAATAATTCCTTGAAGTTGCTCACGAAGAGCTTTATCTTCTGACAATAAAAAAGTCATAAATGTCCTTTCATATGTCTAGAAATATTAGCTACAAAAACATTTCCTGCACTATGTGGGCTATTGTCATATTTACGAATAACACCAGTAGGTTGAGATGTTTCGCTACCATACTCATGCTTAAATGCAGCAGAGCCATGCCTTGAAGGAACAGTGACTTTAAAGTCATCATTTACTGAAATATGCTGAACTACTTTTGGGTCCCAACCATGCAACAAAGCTTTGCCACGTAGATCATTAGTAATGAAATTTAACGTGTCATTGGTTGCGTGGTCTATGGCATCAAGTAGTTTTTTCACTGCGATTTCTTGCCTGTGTATGGGTTTACTTTTGCAAAATTGCTATTTACATATCCTGAGTTAATCATCGACATCATAATATTTTGTCTATTAGCAGGATTGTAAACTACTGCACCCTGAACAAAGTTTTGTTGTTCATTAAATAATAGGAACTCATTGGGTTTTTCCCACCAAGGTTTCCAGTCAGTATTTAGCATTTCGCAAATCCCCATTCGAGGCGGCAGTGTTTAGCAATAATGTAGGATCCGCACAGATGCCTACATCTATAGGGTAAAAGAAAAGGCAGCTAAAAGCTGCCTAAACTTTACTTACCTTTTTTAACTTTTTTAGCTAATGCTTTGTCTTTCTTTATATCTTCAGATTTAGACATCTTTTTATTTTTGTCCATCTTGTCATCAGCTTTTTCAAACTTCTTTTTTTGAGCAGGGGTCATACCTTTTTCAAGTTTCTTATCTGCTTTTTCATCTGCCTTTGATCCAGGCCATGGCTTTTTACTTGTCATTCTTTTTACCTTTATTCATTTTGGCTGCAGTAATAACATCGCCACGAGTAATTTTATTTTTGTCACCATACATCGCTGCAAGTTTTGCATTTTTTGGTGAAAGTTTTTTTGATCTAGACTTACACTCAGAACATTTGCCACATGTGCATTTTTTACTTGCCATTTTTACTTCCTTTTTTCTTTACTTTTTTAGGTAATGGTTTATTTTTGGGAGTATGTTCTTCCCATTTTGCAGCCATTTCTGGATCATTTGCATACATCCATTTACGTTGTTGTTTTGATACAAAAGGCATTTTTACTTCTTTTTAGAATCAAGTCGTTTTGAAATAGCAGCTGCTTTTTTCCTAGCATCGGCTTTTGAGGAAGCTCCCCAAGCCTGTAATGATAGTAGCAGACGAGTTGGCTCACCGTTGGGTTTACGCTCAGGACCTGGATTACCTGCCATACGAGCAAGAAATGAAGCACGGCGAGGGTTATCGCCAGATTTAACAGGTGGTTTTAGGTCATGACCTTGAGCCTTTGCAGAAGCACGACCTTTGGCATTTAGGCCACCTTTAGGATTCTTGCCTTCTTTACGCTCCCAAGCTGGAGTTTTAGCCATTTTTCTTTTTCTTCTTTCTAGCAATTGCCATATTATCTACTAGATTAGGATAAGGACGACCGGCTGCTTGAGCACGTGCTTTAGCAGCAGATTCTTGTTTAGAAGTAAGATCTTTGTGTTTTTTCTTTGGGTTCTTTTTATCCCAAACTGGTTTATCTGCCATTATTTTTCTTTACTGGTTTAGGTGTTTCTATTTTTCTTTTTGATGGTTTTAAAGTTTTAGATTCAACATCTTTAGGTTTAAAACCGTCTCCCGTAATTCCATATTTATTATGAACAGTACGGGAGTTTTCTGGATTAGCACTTTTGTTTATTGTGCCAGAATGATATTCTTTAATTTTTTTACCAGCAGTTCCAGTACCTTTAATTTTTACTTTTTTATGATTTTGCATTTTATCCTTACCAAGTAGACAAAGTAGTTCTTGCCCAAGTATTAGTTGCTACACATACATATAGAAACCCAGATACACCTGCTCGAACTAGGCGTGGGTCTTTTTTACTTGCTGCTTTTTTCTTTTCAGTCATTATGCGTTTCCTAACGTAGTTACTGTTCCTGATGAGCCTCGGTACTTGAGAGCACCAGCCTCAACGAAAAGGATTCCTCC